ATTTTATTTTCGAATACTAGGCTTCGCCTTAAGCAATAGTCATCGAAAAGTTCCATTTACAGGTCTTTATCACGATATGACTTTTAATACTGACAATAACCAATTAAAACTATATAAATCTGGTAGCGTTACGGTAAGAGTAAATCAACCTGTTCAGATTGCTCATAATCTAGGATACAGACCACTAGCGCTTGTTTGGGTAGAGAACAAGAATATCGGACGTATTAAGCCTCTGTCATACGCCTCATTAGAACTAACACCAAATAGCGGATACAGC